CCCCAGCTTCTTTATGTCTATTAGGATTTTGTCTATCTAATTCTTTTTCTCTAGCAGCAAATTTGGCTAATGATGCTTTAGCTGCTGATGTATCTATTTCTTGTTGTGGTTCTTTACCCATCGCTTTTTTAATAGCTTTATCTTTAGCATGCATATAATCATCTCCGTCTACATCTCCGTCTCCGTCATGATCTTTACCTTTCTTTTCAGATACTCCTTTTAGCTTGATAACGAATGCTTTTGCTATAAGGTTAGTAATATTTCTATCAAAATCATCGTCATCCGTATCTCTCATGTCAGCTATAATTTCTTTAGCTTCTTCTCTACCAACAGGATGTCCATCTCTTTCGTATCTTTCAATCACTTTTAGAGCATCTTCTACAGTTTCCGGATATCCTACTACTTGTATGGTATCACTAAATGCATCAATATTTTCATTTTTTACTGCGGATTCGTGCATTCCTTCTAAATCCTCTTCGTCCATTTTATTACCTTTCAAGTCGATAGCGTATCCATACCCTTCTTTAGGTCCATCGCCGTCTCCGTAGTCTGAATATATTCCGCCATTAATAAAGTATCCGTTAGGATATTTTTCAATTGACATAATTCTACCGTCATCGTTAGGGTCAAAATCTCCTTTTTCGTATGTTTTACCTCCTATTGTAAGCTTCTTTAATTTTTTAGGTTTGAAAGAAGGTTCTTGTTTAGAACGTCCAGCTTTAGAAGCTTCATAATGTTTGGATTGTAAGTCGGCAATTTTTTGAGTTTTACCATCGTTTCTATCCTCTACTGTGTCATTTAATTCAACTCCATCAACAGACCCGTCATCATTATATCTTATTTCAGCTTTGTCCAATCCTACTTTTTTAGCTAATGCTAATAACTCTTCGGCATTTTTCTTGATTTCTTCTTCTGAGTTTCCTGATATAGATAGCATTTCATCTATCCCTTTAGCTTCAAAATTATATGTATCTGTTGCATCATCTCTATTGATAGCTTCAAATTCTTTTATAAAGTTTTCCCACTCGTCTAAGTACTTTACATCGTGAGCGCTAGAAACATCGTATTTATTTTGTATTTCTTTTTCGTCTTGCTTATAAGATTCACTTGACATATAGTCTTCTAATATATCATCGTACTTACCTTCGAATGCTAAGTGAAAAAATTGATGTTCGTGCTCATCTATTGAAAGTCCGTCTGTTTCGTTTTTTACTTTAGTATAGTTACTATCGTGATCTTCTTTTTCTTTTCCAAATCTATTAATATTCATAACTTCATCTGGCTCTTCATCTATAATAGCTTTCATTGCATCTACCTTACCGGCTGTTTTAGCAGCATCTTCTCTTTCCATTTCTCTTAGTCTATCAGCAGCAGCTTGTAATCTACCTACATCTATTCCTAGCTTTTCAGCTAAGTCATCCATTTTACCTTCTTTAAGCATTGTTTTAGCTTCTCTTAAATCAGCTTTTTTAAGTCCATTAAATGTATCAACATCTTTTGCTCCTCTCTTAGTTTCAGATGGTTTATCATGTTTGTCTACTTTAGAAGATTCACCTGATACAAGATTAAGGTAATGCATTGGGTCTTTAGTCAAGTTTGTCTGAGCAGCACTTTTTGCAGAATCATAGTCTTCTAACTTAATATTTGCTCCTGCATGTACTTCAATACCTTTTGACTGAAGTTCATATCTAATTCCTCTTTGGAATGCTTCATCAGAATAAGGTAAACAATCTTCAGCATATTCTGCTTCTTTTGCTTCTTCTACAACTTCTTTCTTTATCTCAAATAGTAAACCTCTATTTTTAAGAATTTGAACTGAGTCATCGAATCCGTTGAACTGAGTTATGTGTTGTGGGTGTGTAAGTCTCATTTGTCTTACAAATTCACCTTTTGCCATATTACCTTCTAATACGGCTCTGTACTTTTCTGTTACTGTTACTTGTCTCATTTTTTATAAATAATCAAATCCTTTAGTATGTGATGGTCGTTTAGGACGACTAACCTGTTTGAAACCTAACTTAGTTAAAGTTTTTTTAGCTCTTGTTGCTTTACCGAAAGCTGCAGGTGTTGCATAATTCATCCCATCTCCGGGAGTAAATGTAGCTGTTCCTCCAGTTACGTTTGCTTCATCTAACTCTTGCATTACTTCTCTAACTAACTCTCTTAGTTTAGTACGGGTCATAATTTATTTAACTCGTTGACTAGTTCGTAATACTGCATTAAATTTACTAAATGAGTATCTTTTACTTTATCAGTAGGTTTAAGAGGTTGAATGCTCTTAGATACTTCATCTAATTTTATCTTTATAATATCATCAGTTACTTTATCTCCTAATTTCTTTACTTCTTCAGAGATCTTTTTTAATTCTTTATTTACTAATGTAAATAACTTTTTACTTGAATTAACTGATGTAATAAATTCTTTTAAAATATTCTTTTGTTCTGGTAATAGGTCTATGTATTTCTCGTTAAACTTTTCTAATAAAATTTTAAACGTTAATAGTTTTAAATCCTTATCATACTTACCATATTGCTCTATAAGAGAATCTTTTACATCTTCTTCATTTTGCTTCTTAGATGTTAAGTGTTCTAAAAGAGTAGTTTTATTATTAATTAAAAAGCTAGGGTCTACTAAATTAGAATTATTCTGTGCTTCTAATAAACAGTATAAAGACGCTAATGCTTTATAATCTCTTACATCGACGCTAAAAAATTCGTCAATATTATATTTACTTTTTATTTCTGATATCAAAGCATACTTTTGTTCTTTAAGTATTTTTTGATTAAACTTTCTCGATACCTCAGTAATAGTAGAAATAATAGTTTCTGCTTTAGATTGAGATACTGAGTTGTTCTTCACTACAAATTCGTATAGCTTATACTCTTTAGCTAAAGTAGTTTTACCGCTATAGTACTTTTTTAATATTTGAATTGCATCTGACTCTTTACTTTCAAGTACATCAGAAGCGATTTGCTTTACAAGCAATTCATAGATTAATCCAGTATTGCGATACTTTGAATGTTTTATCCTCATTGTATACGTTTACTATATATAAATATGTATTAATTCTCTAAATCTTTAATATTGTCTTCGCTCAACATCTTTGCTTCTTTAGCAGAAGATTTTTTAAATACAATATCTTTAAAGAGTTCTTTGTTTCTAAGGTAGACTGTGTTAGTTTTAACATTTTCAGCTACTTTATCATTATCGGAGTCAAATCCACCGTGCATTCCATGTACTCCTAAAGGATCTCGTCCTCCCAATGCATCGTTAGTTCCATATATAGATGCTTTTTCTGTAGGTCTTCCACCTTCTGGTCCAGGTTCTCCCCATTTAGGTGCTTCCTCATATCCTTGAGGTACTTCGTCTTGACCTGCACCTTTTGCTGTTGGAGTAGCTCTTCTACCGTACATAGAAGCTAAATCATGTGGAGTACCGTAAGTAGCACCAGACTTAGCAGGATCATTACCTTCACCTTCTATTTGAGCTATTCTAAATGCTCTCTTAGAATCTTCTCTAACTAGATCTCTCATCTCCATATACTTATCTTCTGATAAATCAAATATCTTTTCATATATGTAATCTGAAGAGAATAACTTAGAGTCTTTCATTTGAGCAGCTAAATCTACCTTTTCTTTAAGTAGAGCTATTTTCTCTTGTTCGAATATAATTGACGGTGTAGTTAACTTAATTTCAAAGTTAGTTAAACTTTCACCAGAGAATCCTTGAGAGTATAGATGTACTAAAGCTATTTTAGTTAACTCTGATTCCATTATCTTTTGTATTCTTTCTACTGTTCTAGCAAACCTAATGTCTTCAGCTGCTAAAGTAGCTTTACCGGATAATTCTCCTTCGTACCCAAAATATGCTTTTGGAACCTTAAGAGCTGCAAACATCTTCTTTAATAGATAATCTACGTCATTTGTTCCATCATAGTCTAAACCTTTAGTAGTTTCTATTCTAGTTGAAGTATCACCTCCTCTAACAGGTAGATAGAAATCTTCCATCATATTCTGCATATTGAAACGCAAATTGTATTGACCATCTTCTCCTACATAAGGAGTCTTTTTCATCTGATTCATGGTCTTTTGCATGAATTGCTCTACTTCATTAGGCGGTACATTACCGACATTGATATAGAACATTCTCTTTTCAGGTGCTCTCATTATACGATGAATTAACATCGCATCTTCCATTAATGTTACTTGCTTGAAAATCTTTCTAGCAGGTTCTATATAAGATCTACCGTAAGGTAGGTAAGCAGTATCTGAAATTAACCTAAAGTGAGCAACTTCGTAATTATCAAAGTCAACTACTCTTCTATCATTCTTTCTCTTTGGTAAATAATTAGGGTGTTGAGAAGAAGCTAATCCATCAGGATCTAATTGAAATATTACTTTTGCAGGATTCTCAGGATCTTCACCTTCTCTTCTTACCATATGATATACAGTATAAGGTAGTACATTATATATACCAAATTTCTCTGATATCTCTAATTTTAAGAAAAAGTCTCCGTACTTACACATTTGACGTGTCCAAGACCATAGGTTAAATTCTATGTTTAGAACGTCGTAAAATAAATTATAAAGTACTCTTTGTATATTTTCGTCAGAGGATTGTATTTGTAGAATCTCTCCTTGATCATTCTTTACTGTAGCTTCATCAGCTATAATATCTAAAGTAGAAGCAATTAATGGATCAGTGTCCATTGCCTCATAATCAGAGTATAACTGAATTCTTAACGTTTGGTAGTTAAGATTAGGATTAAAAATATTTTTGTTGTTATAGATATAAAGTCTACTAAATCTATCTACTAAAGAGTTAGTTTGGTATCTACCAGTCGTTTGTATCTGATTTACATCAGCTATCTTTAGCTCTCTACCGCCTATGTTCCTAACAACTATATCGTTAGAAAATAATCTTCGTAGTCTGCCAAATAAGGATTTGTCCGCCATTAATGTACGTTTTTAATAAATAGTCTATTTTAATAACCAGGAGATATCTTCTTCGCCTCCAGGTGTCTTTATAAGATAAGGATTATCTATCGGCTTTCCAACTTTCATTACAGCTTGGTTTCTAGAATTTAGATTAGAAAATGAAGATAATGAAGCTCTTGCTAGGTCCATACCTTGTTGTCTGAGTCTTAGTGCAGTATCTCTTACATATAGAGCTGTTCCAAAACACATAATTAAATCATCATTGTACCTATCTTGTGCTTGAGCCTTTCCATTTTTCCATATAAATACTCTCATCTCACTCAATAGTCTCTTAGATTGAATCAAAACACCTTTATCTCTAACGTATTCGATCATCTTTGCTATAACTAGTGGTCTAGTTCTAGATGACATAGTAAAGCCAGGTACAAGTTTATCTCTTTCAAACTTAGTCATATAGGATTCTACTGTGTCTCTATTATTAGTTGGACTGTAATATAGATTTCTATATTCTCTTTCCATAATTTGCTCTATGGTAGCCCAGCCAATGTTTGCGTTCTCTACTACTAATAGTGCATCGTTATATTCAGCTGCTACTCCTACTAGTACATTACCGAAATCTTTAGGTGATATTTTACCTTTATATTCTCCTACTTGATTACATTCTTCTATATCGAATATATGAAATGCAGAGTAATCCGTTGCATCTCCTCTGGCGACATCTGCTACAACCATATATGATTTACTATAGTCAACTCCTTCCCATATCCATAAATTGCTATCAACTCCTCTTTTCTCCATAGGATCTTTCTGATAAGTTTCATCATAAAAAGTCATATCTTCTGGTTCAAATACTGTATCACCAGAGGATAAGAAGTCACAGTCACATTCCTGTCCTGCCATTCTAGGTCCTAAATCCCTATCTTGCTGTTGTCTCCACTCTTCGTTTCTTTCAGGATGTACCGTCCATGGTAATCTTATGGGTAAGAAACTATTTTCTCCAGTCTCTGCTTTCTCCCATGTTTGGTGAAACCAGTTACCTATACCGTTAGGAGTAGATAGAGCCATACATTGACCCCCCGTTGCTAGTGTTTGTTGAGCAGCAGCAAAAGTTTCTTCAATGTTATCAATGAAAGCAGCCTCATCTATTACTAGTAGCGATACAGCTTCCGATCTAGCAGCATCTGCGTTAGAAGACTTAGCTTGTATCTTAGAGCCGTTCTTTAGTCTTAAAGATAGTTTATTCTTTTCTACCGATCTTAACCTTAGCCACTTTGGTAGTTGGTCATACATAAAGATAACCTTTGTTACCAAGTTACGAGCTGTAGCTTGAGTAGTAGCTAATGCTAAAACGTTCTTATCCTTATGAAATATCATTAACCAAAGACTGTATGCTGAAGATAAAGTAGATATACCTAGCTGTCTAGATTTAAGAGTAATTAAATATTGTTGATCTTTAAAGTGTTCTAATACTTTTTCCTGAAATGGATATAAATTAAAAAGAATACGTCCACGAGTAGGGTGCTGTATATAACAGTACTTCTTCATAAAGTATATAGGATCTTTAGCGCACTTTAAGTATTCTTGTGCTACTATCTTTTTAATATTCTGTGCCATAACTTATTCTTCGATTTCTAAATCTTTATAATCTATAATTAAAAGACTAGCTCTTTCAGTTCTATTATTAAATCCTTTTGATGGTACGGTTCTAATAGTTATACCTCTGCCTCGGTGTCCTTCTAATCTTGTAGCCTTAGAAGCGTTTTGTTCAAATCTTATAATAGGTAAATCATCTTTACTAAAATGACTATCATCTATATAATTAGCTGAGGTTGTAATTGTTAATTTTCCGTTATCGAAATTAAAATCAGCATCACTAAAGGTTCTTTTTACTATCGCTGCATTATCATTCCCAAAAGCTAAAGTTTTATAATCCATTCCAGGAGCTCCAGTTACATATATGCTACCGTAAAATTTATTATTTTTAGGATTTAACATTTTAAGTAGCTTAGGATTCTCTTGATCTACTACTAATTTTAGATTTTCTGTTCCTTCTATAGCTGGTTTTAATACTGCGTCAAATACTTTTCCATGAGTCCTCATTGCTGATGACCATCTAAAAGGTCCGTCTTTTTTTATCGAGATAGGATTAGGTTTACCGTTAAAAAGTTTTATATCTGCTTTTAGATTATCTCCTGTTTCTCTTCCTACTCCTTCAGCAGACTCTACTTTATTATAAGTTAAGT